AGGTTTAGTGAGCGGCACCGACAATCAGATAAACAGGGAACCGCCACTGACAGACGAGGAGATCCGCGAAACCCGCGAGATGCTCGTCGCGGACAAGCGGATGAAATGGCTGTTCGCCGCGATCCGACGGATCGCTGTGTGGGTAGCCGCAGGTGTAGGCGCTCTGGTGGTTACATGGGACGCACTTGCCAAGGCCATTAGGCACATTGCAGGTAGCTAACGATGACACTTATACGTGGGGTTATACTGGACCGGATGAGGAAAAAGGAGGGGCGTAGGATGGGGGTGCCCCCGCTAGGGAGATACACCTGCTGGGCATTGTACTTCGCCATTGCTTGTGGGTTTTGGCTGACGTTTAAATACGCCGAACCGGCGATGTTCCCTGTGGTTAAAGATTTTGAGATCACCGACGCCCGAGAAGTAAACGGGGTACTGGAGATACGGGGGACGTTTGAGAAAACCCGCAAGTGTGACCCCATAGAAGTAGTGGGGTACTCGGGGGGAACTTTCGTTAGCGTTAATTTCCCCTCCCCGCCCGGAGCACCTCTTGTAAGCCGCATGGTGCGTAAGCAGACCTACGGGCCGTGGACACTGGTACCCACAGTAGGACAGCTGGAGCTGTATGTACGCCACTCGTGTTCGACGGGAACGGTTACCACCCTTTTGTTTTCTGGGGCTATTGTACGATGAACCTATACAGTTTTCCGTTCAGAAAGTGTGACCCAAAAGGCTGCGGCCACTACGGTGCGCCCAGAGGCGGGCGCATCCACCGGGGCGTCGACTTAGCGTGCGAAGACAAGACGCCCGTAGGGTCTCCGGTACGGGGCAGGGTGTCAAAAGTGGGCTGGCCGTACGTAGGCAACAGGGACATTCGCTATGTGCAGGTCACTTGTGAGACGTATCGGTACCGCGTGTTCTATGTAAGCCCAACGGTCGCAGTGGGAGACATGGTGGAGCTAGGGGATATTATTGGGGCTTCGCAGTCGCTGAAACACCTGTATCCCGGCATCACAGACCACGTGCATTTGGAGGTAAAAGACCAAGAGCATAATTTCATCGACCCGACGCCGTTGATCTTGGCGATGAAAAGCCTTGGCGCGTAAACGCTACGCATCCCATGGCTGTGTGCTATCCTCTGCGGCATAAGCAACATGAGAGTGCATAGGTATGGGTAATATAGCAGCACTGGCCAACCCCCTCGACGACCTGCCCATAGTCTGGCAGTCCAGCCTTGTGCTGGACATCGCCATGGGTACCGACGAGGACATAATCTGCGAAGCGTACGAACTTCAGTACCCGCAGCTCCAAGCGATAAAGAACGACCCTGCGTTCATGGCGCGGCTGAAGAAAGCCGCAGACGACCTGAACAAAGAGGGCGCGACCTTCCGTCTCAAGGCGCAGATGCAAGCCGAGGCGTTGCTTCAGACGTCGTTCGCTATGATCCACAGCGACGAGATAGACCCGAAGGTTCGCGCCAAGCTGATCTCGGACACTGTGCGCTGGGCAGGCTACGACAACGCCGCAGCTGCGGGCGCTGAAGCAGGACCGGGCATCTCTATCCACATTGATCTGGGTGCAGCGGACAAAGCAGTTGCTGGAAGGGTGTTTGAGAATGGAGATTAATTACACGCCAGAGCCTATTGCTGCACGGTTCATCCGCAGCAAAGCGTTCTACAACTTCGTCATTGGCCCGGTAGGTTCGGCGAAGACCACCGCGCTGCTGTTCAAGATCCTGTTCCACGCCCAGAACCAAGACAAAGGCCCGGACGGCATACGCCGCACCCGGTGGGTCGTCGTGCGTAACACCGCACCTCAGCTGAAAGACACCACGATCAACTCGTTTATGACGTGGTTCAAGCCGGGGCAGACAGGAAAGTGGGTAGCCTCTCGGACAATGTTTGTGTTCGAGTTCGGCGACGTGTATGCGGAGGTGATGTTCCGCCCCCTCGACAGCCCGGACGACGTGGCCCGGGTGCTCTCCCTTGAAGTGACCGGCGCCATCCTCGACGAGTTCGTGGAGATCCCGAAGGAAATCGTTGAGGCGTTGTCCGGTCGTTGCGGCCGATACCCGTCAGCGCATGAGGGCGGGTGTACGTGGTGGGGCATGTGGGGCGCATCTAACCCCGGCAACGAAGACAGCTGGTGGTACGACTGGCTCGACATAGAAGACCGGGGCGACCGCCCCAAGAACATGAGTTACTTTGAGCAGCCCAGCGGATTCAGCGACTACGCGGAGAACATCCCGAACCTACCCGGGGGCCGCGGATACTACGAGAACCTGTGTGAAGGTAAGTCGCCCGAGTGGATCAAGCAGTTCATTGAGGTTAAGTGGGGCTACAGCCTATCTGGTAAACCAGTGTTCCCCACGTTCAACCCGGACATTCACATCGCCAAAGAACCGATCATGTTTGACCCCAAGGGCAACATCATCATTGGCTTTGACGCCGGACTTACGCCCTCGGCCATCTTCGGGATACAGGATTCACACGGCAGGGTGCTGGTGCTGGACGAACTGACCTCGGATAACATGGGCGCGGAGAGGTTCTGCCAAGAGCTTCTGCTGCCAAAAATGCAGGACCGGTTCCCCCGCAACTCATACACAGTGGTGTGTGACCCGGCGGTGGTGCAGAGATCGCAGACCAACGAGGTCGCGGTGCGGGACATCTTGGAGGAGCAGCTCGGGTTCGATGTAGAGACCGCGTACAGCAACTCACTGGTGGAGCGCAAGCAGGCGGTGGAGTCGAAGCTCATGCGATTAACGCAGGCGGGACCGGCGTACTTGGTGGACCCTCGGTGCCGGGTACTTATCAGAGGCTTCCGTTCAGGGTACCATTACGCCAAGAACACCAAGGGAGTAACGGCCAACCAACCGGCGAAGAACGAGTACTCGCACCCGCACGACGCCAATCAATACCTGTGCATGGGCTTCGAGGGCGCGGTTAGGAAGCAAAGTTTACGCGAAAAATTCCCCGGCCTGATGTCAGGCAACGGGGGTGACATCTCTGGTTACGCACGGTGGAACTAATGGACCTCGACAAAGACGATTCGCAGATGGTGAAGGACGGGAGCGGGTCGGAGTTCTCTACCACCGCGCTGCAGAAACTGGGTAATCACCTGAGCCAACGGTTCAGTACCCACAAGGCAGACCGCCGCGTCCAAGAGACGCAGTGGCTGCGCAACCTCTACCAGTTCAAGGGGAAGTACGACCCGGAGATTGACCAGAAGCTCCCACCCGAGCGGTCACGGGCGTACCCGAAGCTGACTCGCACCAAGATCATGGTCATCGTGGCCCGGTTGATGAACCTGCTATTCCCTCAGGGGGATAAGAGCTGGACGGTCAAGGCGTCTACGGTGCCGACGCTGGACCAAGACGAGCTGACCGCCGCGTTTGATGAGTGGCGAGCGGAGAACCCGGAGGCCGAGGTGACCGTCGAGGAGCTGGAGCGGATCGTGCGGGCGTTTGCGGTCAAAGCGGCCGCGTCCATGGAGCGCCACATCGAGGCTCAGCTGGAGGACGCCATGGGCTCAGCTACGGAGACGGACAACTCTGACTTCGTAACCCTGTGCCGCTCAGTCATCCTGTCTGCTGCCATCTACAACGTGGGTATTCTCAAAGGGCCAATGACGCTCGACCGCCAGAAAGCGGTGATCGAGATAACCCCCGGGCTTGAACCCACAATCTCTATGGTTGACGGCAGCCGGCCGTACTTCGAGGCCGTGGACCTGTGGAGGTATTACCCCGACATGCAGGCCCGCACTTTCTCTGACATGGAGGGTGAGTTCGAGGAGCACATCTACAGCAAGCGCCAAATGGAAGGACTCAAGCGCCGCTCTGACTTTATACCGGCCTCGATTACCCAGTTCCTAGAGCGCAACAAGGACGGCAACTTTACCCCGGCATCCCACGAGAACGACCTTGACGTGCTGGCGGGGGCTACCTCTGCGTCTACTCGTGGCAGCCGCTACCGCATCCAAGAGTTCTGGGGCGCTGTGTCCCGGGAGTATATCGAGGACACGGGGCTTGAGCTGCCTGAGGGCAGTGAAGACACCGACCAGTTTCGTGTTACGGGCTGGCTTGCAGGCCGCTACATCATCAAGCTGGCGTTGAACCCCCTATCAAGCCGCACCAACATCTACCACAAGTTTGTGTTCGATGACTCGGTGCCGGGACTGATGGGTGGGGGTATGTGTGAGATCGTGCGGGACAGCCAGATGGCGGTATCTTCTGCAGCACGCATGCTGATCGACAACGCCTCGGTCACCTGTGGCCCCATGCTAGAGATCGACTTGGACAAAATGGCGGGAGGGCAGGACGTCAAGTCCATTGGGCCCTTCCGCAACTACTACCTCGACGGCAAGAGCAACCCCTCTGGCCATCGGGCCATCAACAACATTAGCGTCGACTCCCACATGGATGAGCTGCTGAAAGTGATGAACCAGTTTCTCCAGTTCGCCGACATGGAGACATTCGTGGGGGGCTACGGTGACGTAGAGAACACCCCGGGTGAGGCGCTGCGCACTTCCGCCGGCGCGTCCATGGTACTGGGCAACGCGGCGCTTCCGTTCCGTGACATCGTGCGCAGCTTTGACCGGTTCACCGTGAGCGTGCTGAACGCCCTGATCGAGTGGAACAAAATTTTCAACGAGGGCATTGAGTACACCGGGGATCTCCGCCCAGTGGCCAAGGGCGCCACCAGTTTGATTGCCAAGGAAGTCCGGGCCTACGCACTGGACAACCTGAAGAACACGCTGAGCGAGGGCGAGCAGCTGTATATCGACGATGAGAAGATGCTGAAGCAGCGACTGATGGCCCGGGACATCCCGGTGCAGGACATCATGGCGTCTGAGGAAGTGGTCAGGCAGCGCCAAGAACAGCAGGCCCAGCAGGAAGCCGAGCAGGCCGATCAGAACAAGCAGATCTTTGCAGCTCAGATGAAAGAGCTGGCTACCGATGCTATGAAGAACGCGGCGCAGGCCCGCAAGAATCTCGACTCGGCGGATAACTCCGCAGTGAAAACCATGCTGGCTGTGTCAGACTCAGCTACTAAGGGGGTGACCGGTGAACAGTAACGACCAGTTGGTAATCATACAGCGAGAGATATATGATGCACGTAACGGTAATGGAGTAGAAGCGGTACGACTGTACGCAGGAACGATGATAAGTAGACTGAAAGACACCCTGTGTACGTGCACGCCAGAGGAAATGCGCTCCGTACAGGGGGAGATAAAGGCGTACCGAGACCTGATTGAGGTAGCCA